TTGCATCTCGCGGTCGAGCATTTCGTCATCTCCGCGAAAAACCGTGGACAAGCCTTGCCTCTCCTGCTCGCGGTGCATCCCGCAGAAAACATCACCGCGTACCGCGTTGTGGTCACATTCCGGGAAAGATACAAGTGCTCACAGAGCCCCCAAGACGAGCGCGCCGAATAGCAGTAACACCTCGACCAGCACTACCCATTTCCAGAAGTGCTTTCTCATGCGGCCTCCTCGGAATTGCCCGCTGCCCGTTCCTTCCAATCCCACACGTCGCCGCGCACCGATTGCTCAAAGCCGCCGACCGCAGGCAAAAATGTGAACCGCACGTCCTGACACGGCCCGTTGCGCTGTTTCGCAATTTCGAGAATTTTTGTACAGGGTTGAACCTGCCCGTTTGCCGTGCGCTCGGCATCGGAGAGCAGAAAAATCACGTCGCCGTCCTGTTCGAGTTGCCCTGACTCCCGGAGATGTTCCAAACGTGGCCGCTCATTTGCGCCGGCGCGGTTTAGTTGCGAGAGCGCGAGCAGTGTGCCGCCGCTGACTTGGCCCAGTTCCTTTGCGCCGGCTTTCAATTCGATTGAGCTATTCGTGACAGCCTCAAACCGATCTTTTCCCGGCGAGCGCAAAAGTTGCAGGTAGTCCACCACGGCAAACTTGATACCGTGGCGTTTGGCGAGCGAGCGCAACCGCCAACGCAATTCCGAAGCGCGGAGTCCAGCGGAGTCGTCGATCCACAGCGGGAGACTGTTTATTCGCGAAGTAGCCGCGACAATTCTTTTGAGGTCATCGGCGGAAAGCCTTCCGCACCGCAAGCGCTGAGAGTCAACGCCAGCCTCGCGGCAAATCATTCGCTGGTAGATACTGGCCCGCGTCATCTCCAGGCTAAAGAAAACGACGGGATTTCCTGCCTTCGTTTGGCGAAGCGCGAACTCAATGGCTAGCGCCGTTTTTCCCGCGCTCGGTCGGGCCGCGAGAATGTCGTAGTCGCCGGCTTGCCAACCTGCAGTTAATTGGTCTATGTCGGAGTACCCGGTTGGCGTGCCGATCATCTGGCCTTTGCCTTCAGCGGCCCGCTCCAGAATAGGCCCCAGTTCTTTCGTTACCACGGCTACGTGGACCGGCCCACGTTCCAGTGAACGGTTGCCCTCGCGGATCGATTCAAACTCCGTCGCCACAGAGTCCAGCACTTCGGCAGATCGTCCGCCTTCAGCGATCTGTGCTGAGGTGTTTTCGCAGAGCCGCTGCACTCGACGAAGCGCTGAGGCGTCTTTCAGAATCCGGCAGTATTCCGACAATGGAGCCTTACTGTAGGCACCATCGGTGAGGGAGAAGAGAAAGGCAACGCCGCCAGCGTCTGTCAGTTCCTTGTCGCCCCCCAGGGCGTTATAAACCACCATGACGTCCACTGGCTTTCCCGCGCCGTCGAGTTGCAGGATCGCGCCGAAGATTTTGCGGTAGATCGACGTGAAGAAATCTTCCGGTTCGAGGATGCCAACTTCGCCGATCCGTTCAGGGGCGATCAACAGGACTCCAAGGATGCTGCGTTCAACGTCGGGCTTGTGGGGAATTATTGGCAGGAGATTCATACACTCACCCCCGCCCGCTCGTAGATTTGGCGACCAACATCGTTAAGCTCGGGCCGAGGCAGGCGCTGAGGCATCGGGACAGGTTGCGCGGCGGTCCGGTTACTCGGCGCGGGCACGGTTAATTCATCTTCCCAACGGCGGCCATTGAGCCATGTGGCCGGATGCGGAATAAACTGGCCCTCATCTTTTTGCCATTCGGCGGATTGTTTCATCACGTCAAGCGCAGCGAGAACCGTTTTGAGGTCAACGCCGTTCAGCTTCCGCCAAGCTTTGAGCGCTGCTGCCTTCGCGACCTTTCGCGGATAGCGCCTCCAAAATTCGGCAAAGCCTTCCGGTTCAGATGTTGGTTTTCGTTGGGATGATTTAGGGTGTGCACCGTCAGAAACGGGAGTTTCTGACGAAGAGGGTTTTCCGTCTCCGTCTCCGTATCCTAGGCAAGATAACCTCAGGAGTTTGTCTTGACTACATCTTGAGGCTGTCTTGACTTGCTCAAGATTCGGGCCTGAGAACCCCGCGAGATATTCGTGTAATTCCTTGTCAGGAACGGGTGGAGCGAACCGAACATAGCGATCCCGTAAACTCTTGGCCGGCAGCCGGCCTTCGGAGTTTGTCCAGTGCCCGTACCGTTTTCCGTCCTGCTGCCAGATGAAGAGGAGACCATGCTCGTTAAACTCCTTGACGCACAGACTGAGCTTTTCGAGGGTGAGGTCATCCCGAATCGGCGACACGCGCCCGTGGATGACGCGTAGGTTTGTCAATTCAAAGCTTCCGTGCGCGTCAGCGAGCCCGTACAGCCAAGCGTATTCACACCGGGTCTCCGCTGCACAGGCAAACAACTTGTCCGATGACCACAGCGCCGGAAAGTCAATGAGCCGCGTGGCCATATCAGTTTGCCTTCTCCAACTCAGACTTGACGCGGTAGAAATTTTGCAGACTACGTTCATCGAAAGACACACCAAGCCTCACGCGCTGACGTAGGAGTTCCCGCTGTGCGTCAGCAACCAACTGCAGTTCAGATTTCGGGAGATTGCTAAGAATCGTGTGCGGCCTATCCATCAAACCTCTTTCTCGGCCAGCGGCGGGCCGCACATTCCGCCTCTGGCCGTCACGGGATCGCCGTGAATTAAATCGTCGTTAAACTCTCTAACTTTTTCAGGCGCTCGCTCAACCTGCCCGCGAGAAACTGTTCCAACTTGCGCTCTTCTGCATCTGTGAGGCGACAAACGCCGCGCCTCCATAGCCAGATGCGACTAGGTGACGTTTTCAGAATGGCGCCAGTCTTGCGCACAGAACTTTCGGTGATTTCCAGCGCCCGCATTTGCTGTTCGTTCATTCCAGTTTGCCTCTCGTCATCTGTGTTAAACGGATGTAGAGGGAGACGCAAGGGAATTACTGAACAGCGCCGAGGTAAGTGGCGCTAGAAAAGATTGAAACGGCCAATATAATAGCCACAAATCGACGTGTACCCTTTAGGCACATAGCCTAAAAGATCTGATTGTGTTTTAAAAATGTGCTTAACACAGAGCCCGTGGCAGGCAAATCGAAACTGGCGTGCCTACGGCGTCAGACGCTTGTCAGACAGATGAGAAGTGCCGCCATTGGTTCTTCGCTAAGTTCCCACACGTCAAGGATTGCACAACGGAATGCGGCATCCGGCGACGCCAGTCTAGCCAAGAGGCGAAGGCCCACCGGCGAGAGTGGTATCGCAAGAACTACCGCGACCGGAAAGTTCTACATGGAACGTCGAAGATCAAACCCCAAGGCGAGCGCGCCTGACCGCACTTCCAGCGAATCAATGTCTGACAATTGTCTTACGCTTGCCTGACGTAACTGTGTGATAAACAAACACTTAGGGGTGACTGCGGTAACTGACAAGATTGCGTCGAGAGCAGAGAATCCCGGCAGATTTGCGCGAGTGTAGCCGGGGTAATCTCCCGACCACACCCGCATCACCAAATCAATCCTAACTAGGAGGATCGAATGGCTATCCGCAATCTAAACCCGCAATCCAGGGCATCGCAAGTGAAGCAGTCACAACGTGAGTTTAACGATCTGGTGATTCTTCTAGGGCAGTACCGCAGTCTAGGTCGGACCATCGAAGAACGTCGGAAGGGCATGAGCGCTAAGACCGCAGCGCGGTTTCGCAAGCTAGGCGTCACGTTCCCGGTTGCGGCATAACGGGACTGGCGGCAGGGCGGGCCGATTTACCGGGCCGGGGTTGTTAAGCCTCGGCCCGTTCTCTTTTTATGCTCTCAGACGCAATAGGGTGCCACAGGACGCACGATCTCCCGCCGCAACGATGGATTACTCGTTACCCGTCATTTTTGTGACAACGGTCACTGACTGTGGCAACACTGACCTATCGTTGCCAGCGTTGGAGGCGCACCAACATGACACCCTCGATCCTCAAGAACGTGGTCCGAATGCCACGGCAACGGGCGAAGCAAGTCCGCACACGCATTTCGTACATGAATCCAGAACAGCTTGACCGTTTTTTGCACGCGGCTAAGGAATATGGCCCACGGGAGCATGCTATGTTCCTGTTTGCCGTCGCACACGGCGCCCGTGCATCGGAGATTTGCAATCTCAAGCTCTCTGACGTGAACTTTGGCAATGAGCAGGTTCACATCGCCCGGTTGAAGGGATCGCTGGAAAGCACACAGACGTTGCTCAGGGTGAAAGGGAACAGCCTGTTCGATGAGAAGGCCGCGCTCAAGGCCTGGCTGGCGATCCGCAAGCCGGATGCTGGCGACTACGTGTTCAATTCGCAAAAGTCTATCCGGTTGCACAGGGTTAGCGTCTTCAAACTTTACCGCGAGATCGCACGAAAGGCCGGCCTGGGCGAGACGCTACAACACGTTCATTGCCTTAAACACACTTGCGCCATGATGCTCGTCCAGCAAGGCGCAAATGCCTCTCTCATCCGGCAGGCCCTAGGCCACAAGTCGTTCGATAGCACGCTGGCCTACGTCAACCCATCGGATGCGGATGCCTCCGCTGCGTTGGCGAAAGCGTTCAATCAAGCGCTATAGCCGCAGAGTCTCCGCGCCTCTTCCGGCAGTCTCCACGCTCAAGTGCACCGTGCGTTATCACTAACCGGTACGCTATGATCCTCTCCAACGGAGACAACAGATGGGGATTAGAGAAATTCTCGGAGTGGTCGTTGGAGTTCTCGTAAGTCTTGGAGGTGGAGGAGCTATCGTCGCTGCCCTTTCCGGTTGGCTTGGTAAGGTCTGGGCTACTCGACTCATGGATCAGGAACGCGCAAGGCACGCGGAGGAACTGGAGAGATTGAGAGGCAACTTAGAACGGCAGCACCGACTTTTGCAGGGAGAAATCGAGAAAACGATTTTTGTGACGAAGGTGCATTTCGAGACTGAATTCCGCGCCCTCGCCGAAATCTGGCAGCATGTTGCCCGTGTGCGTTCTGCAATGTCAAACCTGCGCCCGATATTGGAGTGGGCGGACCCAAACGAAACCAGAGAGGAGGCTCTTAGTCGGCGAGTGAAGGATTTTGGGCACGCGCTCGGGGGACTAGTGAAGGCGGTAGACCAGCAGAGTCCTTTCTACCCACCGGAAATCTACACCGCGCTCGACAAGCTCATAGTCAAGGCCAAGAGTGAGGGGAGTGACGCCGCTCTTCCTTTTGGAGCATTTGAACCGGACTGGTACCAGCGCGGTAGGAACAATTTTGATGAGTTTTGTGGGATGGCCGAGGGTGTCTCCAACCTTATCCGTGAACGCATTTCTAAATTGTCGGTCTACGGCACGGCACTTGCGGGCACGCTGGCCGAATAGTTCATTGCAACAGAGTTCGCGTTTTGTTGCATTCTGGCCGCGTAAGTCCTTTAGATCGGACACGCGGCTGTCGGTTTTTCGTGCCACCCGCGAAAGTAATGTTGCTTTTCAATTCGCGCATGCGCACTTGGGACAACGTGCCAACAAGCCAAAGGCGAGCGCGTACAACTAATTGCCGCTCAGTTAGTTACAGCCTATCGCTCTTAATCGCGTAACGCGCAGTTGGACGTGCGCGATTTGCCAGGGTGCTTGGGACTGTTCAGCGCGGTCGCTTAGCGAATAGAATCCGGACTAGCGACGCGTCGAAGACGCAGCTAGGGGCTCATCTGTACCTACGACCGCGGCCGGAAATAGGTCTCCGTTCCGCCATTGCACAAGGAAGGGTATAACGTAGGCTGCGCAACATATCGCCATTAGCCAAGACGCTCGCGCTTGGTAGCGGTCTACAACACCGGAAAGTGCCCCGGTCACCATGGCGTTCACGAATAAGAAAACCAGTGTCAAAAGAAATAGCTGGTTTGCCATTTTTGTCCGGAGGCGTCGCGAGAACAGCGCCATTACGTTTACCGCCAACGAGCACCAAAACACAGTAGCGCAAACGGGTGTAGCCCTCGCTCCATCCCTCAGTAATTTTCCAACCGACTGCCTCGAAAGCACGTATCTCGGCATTTCCCCGGGGTAGAGCTGACGAAAGTCCTCAAGAGAACTGTCGTTTTGAAGGGGCTCATTTTCGACAGCAGGCGCGAAGGTGACAAATTGGCGAAACATCTGTCTTACACACTCTTTGACGAAGCCTACGGGATTGTACCGAATAGTCGCAGAAACTATTTTGTGAGCCTCACCTCGTGCACCATACCAGCCGCCCATTTCTTCTAGTAGCGGATACTTCGGGTCCCATAGCAAATCATTCGCCGTTGGGGGTAGGCTGTTGAGATATTTGCACGGTGTGAGCTTCTCTATTTTGCACCTTTGCTGCAAATAGGCAGGCGCCAAGCCGCTTTCCATCAATCGCGCGAACAAGAAAACATCTCTTGCCGGAGATAGGGCAAATCCGAGCTTCACACGGCGATTTGATAACGCGGTCAACGCAGCGACAGCTATCAGAGGCATCAGGGCTAATACCACTATCCCTTTTATCGATCGAGTGGGCCAGAACTCACGGAATGCACTCGACGTCCTGAAAATCAAGACAATCAGCAGCAGAACGCTGACCGCCAGCAGGTGTGTTATGTGAGCTCCAACTGAGACACAAAATACGAGGCAAGTGAGAACCGATCTTGCCGGCGTCATAGTCCGGTCATATAGCAGCAAAAAAAGTGAAAGCAAAGTCAAGCCTGTGAACACATCAGGCATAATTTGACCCACGAACCAAGGAAGCGTGGTTGCAAACGACACAAACAGCACAAGCCCCAGAAAAACTGCGGCCATGTGCTCTACCGCTACCAGTCCTCTTACCATCAACTTAAATGCCGAATGCAAGACAAAAATCACGATAACAGACTGGGCTATCACGATTAACCAGGGAGAGCTTTCGAGATTCACCAATCTGACGAAGACGCTGTAGCCAATGGTCCGGAAAATCGGTTGGTGCAGAGTGTAGCTGGCCCTCAGATACATCGCTGAGTCGTAGTAGAAGATAGGATAGCCATTGAATACCGCGACCCACAGCAAGAGATACCCTGAGACCATATAAAGGAAAAAGGGAGGCATCTTTTCGTTGAGCGCGAAACGGTGATCAATCGGCATTTTCATATAAAATCTCGCAATTCCAAACAGCTGTTTCTAATGCCTCGCTGATATTACAGCGTCTTTTGCGAGAGTGCGAGCGATCTGGCTACGTATTCAAAGTGCAAATGAACTTACTCTCAGGGCCGCGATAAGGCAGACAATTAGCGCAACTGTTGTCCTCCTTTCACCGTAGAGCAGAGCTGGCCAAATGGGTGAGTGTGTCCAGGTCAGGCAGTGTCCATCACTGTGGTTCCCAATCGCAACCCAAGTGCCATGCCCGTATAGAGACCCGCTTGGCGGGCCATACACGGAAGGCGATCTGTTCGTGCTTAGACAGTTGCGCGAACGTCACACATCGGTCGTGTCCTAGATCGCTGAGAGGGTTAGGCCGCCAGTTCCGCCGGGTCAACGCCCATCGCCCGCAACTCCTGTTCGTACCACTGGAACAGTCCGAGGTTCGGCTTCCGTGGCACGCGCATGTAGTTGAGTGCCTGCGTCGTCGAATCCACAATGTCGTCGTGCGTGCCGTTCGGGAAGCTGGACGTTTCGTCGAGGAAGGTATCCTTCCACGGCGCCGATTCAGGGATAAACACTTTGCCACACTCGACTAAAGGCGTGACGGCGTTTGCTCGCGAAACTTTGTCGCGATCCGCTTTAACCGGAAGCACGGGCAGCGTCGTACCGGCTTTCAATTCCTGGATCAAGCTCTGACCGCTCGCCGCATCCTCGACTAAAAGCACGTTTGCCTTCCACTCCGTCGCAAGTTCGACGATCATCTGCTTCAGCTTTGGGAATTCCACGCGCTGACGCCACATGTGGAGCAGATAGAACCCGTTCGGAGTCACGCCCCAAACGCTTGCAACAGACCAATCGTTTTCTTCGCCCACTTGGAAAGCAGAATCGAGTGAGACCACGATCCGCTTAAATTCCGCCGGCGGTTCGGAATAGGTTCGCCACCATTCGCGAAGGAACACGTTACCTGTCGCTGCGCTTGGCCGTTGCTGATACAAACTCACGAACGCAGCGCCGCCGATGGTGACTTTGATCTTTTCGAGAACGTCCAGCGGGTACCGTTCCGGCCAAAGCGCGGCGCCTGCCTCACGGCCAAGCGCGTCATTTTCCTCGGCGATGGCTGGCAACCGTAGCACATCCCATTCGTCGGGATGCTCGCGGAGTTGCCGTCCGGCCAGATCATCCTCGTGCCAACACGTTTGCACGTTCACGATAGCAGCGTCAGGCATAAGCCGCGTGTACGCGACGTTTCCGTACCACCCATGGAGTCCTTTGCGGATCACTTCACTGTCTGCCTCGGCGCGATCTTTCAGGAGATCGTCGAGCAGAAGTAGATGCGCGCCGCGCCCGGTGAGGCCGCTACCACGGCCCACGGCAAAGAACGCGCCTCCCGCCGTCGTGTTGAACTTTTGCTGTCCGCCGCTGTCATCCGACAGCTTGCACTTCGGGAAGATGGCGGTGTGCAGCGGATCGGCGACGAGGTTCCGGGTTGCGCGGCCAAAGTCAGTTGCTAGGTCCGTGGAATAACTCGCGCAGACCACGAACCTGTCAGGGTGCCGGCCCAGATACCACGCGGGAAAAATCTGCGAAGTAATCATGCTTTTTCCGTGCCTCGGTGGGCACAGAATCATCAGCCGTTTGATCTCACCGCGCTCAACGGCTTCCAGTTTGTCGATTATCGCGCGAGTGTGGTGAGCGAGTTCAAAGTTAGGATGTGTTGCGACTGCGAAGCACGCGAGATCGTTTGCTGCGAGGCCGAGGATTTCCTGACTCATGTTTACCTGCCCTAATTCTGCGGATGACGTTCGAGGTAGGTCCTCGCGATCCGCCGCGAGGTTTCTTCGTCCAGGTTCATCGTCACGCCTAGCACGGCAACCTGATCCGGCTTGAGGCTCCCATCGAGCTTTGCCTGAAACTCGTAATAGCCGCGCAACTCCCGCGTTGCCGTTATCGCCGTGGAAATATTGCCCTTTGCCTCTGCGTTCTGCTGGAATCGCAGTAGGTCCGCTTCGCGCAGTTGGATTTTTGCTTTCAGACTGCCCGCCAGGGCGAGCTCCTGCGTCGTGTCGTACTTCTTTACGAGTGCTACGAGGTGCTTGCTGTGCCGGCGAACCGAATCACGCGATACGTCGAAGTTTTTCGCGATGCGGGAATACGGCTGGCCAGCAATCAGGGCCTCGTCAATCCGCTGCCGCTCGGGGTGCTGGCATATATAGCATTTCTTTCCGCTCATGTGAGTTCCTTTCAGTTGACTCGAATTTCAGGGTGGGAGGTGTTCCGATCAGCACCTCCCGCCCCTGCTGGCCGAGGCGTGCATGGACACACGCCCGGAATGGGCCAAGCCAGCAAACTTTACGGTTTCCTCCCGCTCCCTTTCTAGAGAAACGGGTCCGTTGAACTGCAGGGCCGTGGTTCGCGTGGCACGAATCGCGGTGACTGCGCCTGTTTTTTCTCGATTTCTTTACTTGTCAGCGGAGTCGAGACGGCCTTGTGCAAAGCCTCTTCTACGGTATCGGGTGTCACGGGCCGTGGCCGGTCATCTACCATTCTGGCAAGCGCTGCGATTCGTGCCGTGAGCGCGTGCAGATCGGGGGAGTGAAAGAGCCGCTGTTCCGTCGTCCCATCGGCCTTGACCATGCTGAAGGTCGCGCCGTACATTGCCGGCGAATCGACGATTGAGACTTCCTTGGGACGGGCGGTATACCGGACGAACCGGCCATCTGTCCAGCGTTTCAGATAGTCACCGCCGAGACTGAAGCCGGTATAGACTCCCTGCTGGACTTTCTCCCACTCAGCATCATCCACGATCCGGGCGATCACCGGAATCTTCTTGGCGTTGTCATCGAAGTCGATGGCCACGAGTTTTCCGGCGACGATCTTCGGATTGTGTTGTGACCGCACGTTGCCGAAACTGACTTCCTGTCCGGCGAGCAACGTCTTGCCCGCCGCATCGTTTGACCATTCCTGCACATAAGGTTTGGACGAGGCGTAATCGAAAATCTCGCCGCTTTTGTCCGGCGCCTCTTCCGCAAGAATCCCGTGGACCTCGCGCTTAGAGGCGTCGATTTTGGTGATCTGGGCGAAGAGATTCATGGGTTTCCCTCCTCACCTGGCTCGGTTTTTCTCAACCAACGCTTGAATGCGAGAGGCGATTACCTGGATTTGCGCGCGCGTCTGACGCATGAAGTCATCCATGTCAGCAGACTTCGCCACGTAAGAAGGCGTGTTCGCCGGCTCTGGTGGTACGCGATAACCGCCGTTTTCGTGCGAAGTACCCGGACGGCCAGACACAAACGTTTCGCCTGCGGCCATGCCGCTGTCCAGGCCGACGATCCGGCGGGCCAGCAATTCGCCATACTCGGTATGTGTGCCGTTGGAGCGCATCGCTTCGATCACCCGCGCGAGTAGCTCCTCTTTCTGGCTCTGCGTCAAAAGCCTGGAATCGGCGGGCAGTGCCGCATAGACGCTCGGGATCACTTGTGACAAATCGTGAATCACCTGATCGCCGTTGCGATGAGAAACGCGGCCAGCAATGCCAAGTTCACTCTCGCCCCGACCGACTTCTTTCTCCAGCACTGGCCCCACTCCGGTTCCGGCGACGAACTTTGCCAGACCGGGAGAGGTGAAAGTATCTTGCGGTTTGAAGCCGCTCTGTTTGTTGCTAATCATGTGTTTTTCCTCTTTTCTGCGCCTTAAGAATTTCGTGCTTCGTTTTCCATCTGTTTTCCATCTAAGGATTCTGCTAGCCTTGTCTAAGTGCCACCAGTTCAGAACGTTATCAGTTTGGTAATTCACCTTGCCAAGGTTCAGGCGTGAGTTCGATTCTCATAGGCCGCTCCATTCCGTCCAGCATTCTCCTGTCACGCAGCCGTTTCCAATGTTTTCAATTGCTTGCCAACCGTATCGGAAAATGCCGTTGGTACGTCTGTGGGTGGAATCTCTCCGGGTGATATTGTTCACCCGATGAGAAGCGCCAGGACTTCAGGATGCCATTATCGACGCCATGACGCGGTTAGAACAGGCGCTGCGGCCATTTCTGAAACAACCAGAAGCCATCCGTGAGAATCACCGCGAATAAGTCGATGTTGCATGGGTTGTCGCTTTGTAATATAAAGTACTCCATGAAAACAGCACGAATCATCACCGTAACTCAACTCGCGTTTATCTTTCCGGCCGCTCTGTTTATGACTGCACTGTTGTTACGAATCTTGCTGCCATTGCAGAACGAAACGGCTCACAGCGCCCAACGGCTAATCATGTGGTATGCAGGGAGAATGTGGACTCTTTGGGTGCTGCTGCTTGCTCTGCCCCTCATCGTCCTGATCATGGGTTGCGCCGCATTGGTGAGCCGTTGGAATAATGCAACGCGACGTGAGGAGAGCGAATTGCTGACTAACATGCTCTGGGATGTTCCGAAGATTGTAATCACGGCAACAACCATCGCCGCCGGCGTCATCCTCGCGATAGTCGTCCTACATATGCTGGCGAACTGACACTTTCCGGGTTTACCAAATCAAGGATCAGCCGGCAGCACTGGGAAGAACTTGTCCGCGAACCCCGTTTGCCAGGGCTTGACCGCACGTACTGCTTGTTAGTTGACACGCCAGGCACTGCGGCTAAAATTCTGGTACACCCGGGCGGTCTGAAACGGTTTCCGATACAAGCTACTAGCGAGAAAGGGGACCCGCATGAAGGCACTGCAGAAAATCATGGGGACCACCGTTTTCTTTCTATTGAGTACAAGCGCCGCGGTTGCGCAAACTAATTCCAAGGGCTTAGACGAGCTTCGGGCCGCTGACGCCGCATGGCTAAAGACCTATGAAGCTAAAGATGTGGACAAAGCCGTAGCGTTCTGCGACGAGCAGGGATCAATGTTATGGCCGAATGCACCTAAAGCGACCGGAAAGAGTGCCATCGCAAAGATAACGGCGAGCGCGTTCGCAATCCCGGGCTTCCAGCTTGAATGGCATCCGGAACAGGTTGAGGTTGCTCGTTCCGGTGAGCTCGGATATACGACTGGCACATACACATGGACGTTCAAAGACGCTTCGGGGAAACCTGCTTTCGACAAGGGAAAATATCTGACGGTATGGAAAAAGCAGCAGGACGGTTCTTGGAAAGTGTTGCTCGATATGTTCAATACCGACATGGCTCCCAACTGAATGCCGCCGGTGCGCCGGAGACCATTGACGCTTGTGCTGGTCGATACTTGCCCGGTTTGCCCTGTTTATCAGGCCCTTGGACAGACCGCCACGTCTTGAGAAGCCTAATTTGGCCGGAGTATCATCGGGCCTAAGGAGGTTGCATGAAATCTCGCATCCTGCTCCTTCCTTTGTTTTTGTTCCTCCCCTTTGGTTTTCTGTCCGCGCAGCAGAACCCGGATGCCACCCAAGACGGATGTGTTTTCTACAACCGCCTGAAGAAGATGAGTCAATCTGAATTTGAAAAGCTATTGGCGAGAGCGCAAGCAGGCGATGCAGCAGCGCAATACCAAGTCGGTAGCGCTTACGTCATTGGTGGACCTGTCCGAAGGAATCAGGACGAAGCAGAGCAATGGTTGCTGAAATCTTTCGAGCAGCGCTATACACCACCGGAGCAAGGAGTGTGCGTTATCCACACTCCGATGATAAGCGGCCATGACATTCCGGACTCGGTAGCTTATAGGATGTGGTTCAGCCAAGTTGGGCATGCGTTTGAGAACGAGACGAAAATGCCGGGCCAAACTAAGGCCGTATTGGACATGACCCACCTGAGTGACGGTGACCAGGCAACGCTTGAAAAAATTATCCTTGCTTGGCATCAACAGCAAAAACAGCTCGTGTCCACTTACAATGCGGAAATCGAGGAAGCCAGTCGAGTGCGTGACTTCTGGAGTTACGCGATACAGGTAAAATTTAGGCACGCTCAAGCGGACTTGGCCCTAGGCACAGCCAAAATCGCAAAAGAGTCATTGTCGCTAGAGGGGGCGAAACAATTTGAGCAGTTCATTCAGGCTCAGAAGGGCGCAATCTCGATGAATGACGGAGTGATATAAATTCGTGCTTGCTAGGTCCCGGGAAGTCGTGCCGGCTCAGATGGTCGACGCAACACTATCTAATCAGTTGATCCGCCAATACTTGCCCTGAAACACCGATCTGTTGAGCTGTACTGAGTGAAACCTACCGAGAGTAACGTTCCGGCTGATCCAACTTGGCCAGGGCTTTGAGCTTTTGTTTTCAATGCCAGCTGGGTTCGAGCTAAGCGTTGCGTCGACCCATTGAAAGACCGCCGCGTTAATCGGGTGACGACGCAAAGGGATTCGGACCGATGAGGAGGCCGCCGTCAACGCAGAGGGATTGCCCGGTGGTGAAGGAAGACTTCTCTGAACAAAGCCACAGTACCGCCTCGGACACTTCTCTCGGCGCGCCGAAGCGTCCCAGGGGATGCAGAGCACGAACTCGCCTATTGATTTCCGGTTCGCCAAAGGCGCGGTCGGCCATGTCCGTTTGGATCACAGCGGGGCAGACGGCGTTCACGCGGATACTATGCGCGGCGCATTCCGCAGCGGCCGTCTTGGTCAGTCCCAGCACGCCGTGCTTACTGGCGATATAGACGCCCGCGCCAGGCGAGCCAATCAATCCCGCAACCGACGACATATTGACGATGACGCCTCCGCCACCTTGCTTGAGCATCTGCTGAATCTCGTACTTCAGGCAAAGCCACACGCCCTTGAGATTGATGCCGTGAACGTAGTCCCAGTTCTCCTCCGTTTGCTCGGCGAGCGGAACCCATGCGCCTTCCACCCCCGCATTGTTAAAGGCCACGTCGAGGCGGCCGAACTTCTCAACGGTTTTCTGAACGAGCGATTGCACATCAACTGCCTTGGAAACATCCGATTTCAGAAACAAGCCGTCTCCGCCAGCTCTCCATACGAGCTCGAGCGTCTGCTCGCCTTCCACCTCGCGGCGGCCGGTGAAAGCCACTTTTGCGCCTTCCTGCGCAAAGAGAACGGCCGTGTCTCGTCCAATCCCGGTCGTGCCACCCGTGATGAGGGCCACTTTATTTTCGAGCGCTCTAGTCATTTATTTTTTTCCTGGAAGCAAGGTGCGTTGCGCACTGTAGCGGCAATCTCATCCGGATTGCAAGCTATTTGCTTCGCGGCTGCTTTTTCGATGGGCTTTCGAACGACGCTAAATGAAGTACGACACTTTTTAGCTCCTGATTTGTTCTCTAAAGGGAGAAGTCAAGAAAAAACACCACTCCAACGGCTGGAGTTTTTCTTGCTTCGCAGCCCACTCGTGTA